CTCAAACTGTTTTACATCAGTCGGAGTAAGTAGCATTCCAAGCGAATCGATTACAAATAAAACTTTTGGCCGATCTGCTTCTTCCATCTCTTTGTAATCTTTCATAAACGTGCTTATTGTTTTCGCGACGTCATCAATCATTGACATGGATAACTTAATTAATTTATCCTCACTGGTGTCGACACCAAGCGCCTGAAGCCAGGTCTCGTCTAGGGCATTTTCGCTGTCAACTAACACAACAAAAATTCCTTGTTCTTGTGCGTGTTTAACAATGTTTCCGGATGCAAAGTAACTTTTACCTGCGCCGGACTCGCCTGCGAAGATTGTCACTTTCCCCAGCGGGATCCCCTTGTTGAAATCTCCTGAGACTAAATAATTTAAAGCAAAATTGCCTGTTGATATCCAGTCTTTCGGATCGTGAAATCCCGTAGATAATCCATTAATGGATTTTGTTATTGATTTGCGAAATCGACTCACGTCGAACGGTTTTGTAGACATAATTTTCTTCCTCTAATTTAATTCCTGCCAAGTGGCAGCATTGCGGGGGTTATTAACCCCCCACAATAACTAGCTTATTCTTGGCGTGCACGAATCATAGCAAGTATGTCTTGTGCCTTTTGTGCGTTGGCTGGAACCTCAGGTGTAGCTTCAACTGCTGGAGCTACGGCAACTTCATCCGGAACAAACGGAGGAGTATTATCAACTGGTGCTGCTTCGGCGACAACTGGTGCTGCTTCGGCGACAACTGGTGCTGCTTCGGCTGCTGGTGCTGCTGGTACTATAACGGCTGCTGCGTTGTCAACTTTTGAGATGCCCTTTGGAGTGTAGTATGATGCCCAACGTTCAGGATCATAGGGTTCGCCGTCAACAGAAGCTTCAAACATTTCACGAATGACAGCCTGCACTTCAGTGGTAGGCTTAGGTGGTAGCAACTCAACAAGATTATTTAAGCCATATTTTGCGATGGCTGCGGTTTCTTCGTCGGTTAACGCTGTTTCTTTGCGAGCCCAACTTGAGTTTGTGTAATCCGCATATCCACCTTTTTCTTGCTTAGCAATTCTAAAATCTAAACCTTTGTTTACGTCGGTTGGCGAATATTCAATTTCTGGATCCATTAAGCTGCTTTTAATTAGCGTGAAAATCTGTGGGCTAATCATGAAGCGACGGATTGGGTTCTCTGGACCGGCCGCACCTTTTGGATCGCTACGTACAAAACCTTGAAAAATATATGTACGTTTCTTCCAGTATTTACGTCCCATTTCTTCCATTGAGGTATCTTTGAACCAGCCTCGGACTTCGTCCAGGACAGCATCTTTCTCGCCGTACATTTCCATGCAGGGCACTTGAACGATTGTATTCTGTGATGCTGTTGGGTCACCCTTTACTCCTTTGAACGGAAATTTAAACATTGCGCGTTCAACCCAAAAGAATGTGTTCGTTGGATCGTTGTCATTTAGAAAACGCACGATGGCAGTCTGTCCTTCGTCAATTGTCCAATGTGGGTATACCGGGCCTTCGCCGTCTGTGAATGATGATGATTTTTTTGTGTCTTGAGCTGCTAAGCGAGCTCGAATATCTGCTAATGAGGCCATGATAGTTTTCTCCTAATTTATGTCCTGAATCTACCTAACCCTTCGCGGGCTTATAGAATATTTCCTAATACTACTAAACCTTCGCGGCGTTGTAGCATACGATTATTTATCGTCTTTGGTGTGTTACTGGGAATTTTTAATTCTTATTTTTGTAACCACATACGTATTATACAACATTTAGCAGAAAATTGCAACAGAAATGATAGCCAAAATAAAACGACTTTCGCCGTTTTAAAAACACTGTAGTATTGTATTGTTTTATCTGTTAAGTAAGAAGTTTGTACGAGACATCAACTTCACTAAATCAGTAGACTCATCTAATTTGCTGCTTGTGCCGGACTTCATATCGTCATATTCATATTCGTCGTCATCGCCGGTTGGATCGGACATCTTGTCCATGTCGTTTGCGTATGTTCCTTTGTGCCCGGGCTCACCTGTTACATGATAATACGCTCCGGAATCTTCTCGACCACTCATAGCTCTTGTTCTTGCGCTAGCTCTCGCCATCTCAGATGGATACTCGTCGTCAACGTCTTCTTTTTGTATGTAGTCGTCCATTGCTTTATTGTGGCTAGCATTTAATTGTGTTTCATCATCAATGTCTAAGTCCATTGCGCAATTTTCGTCAACTTCGTGCGGGTACATCTTTTCGCCGATAATAGTATTATACATGTTAACAATATTTAACTGATCACTTTCATTGTAGCTGTCTAAATTTCTGTATACGCCTTCAATATAAGTTTTAACTGCTATACGTGCGTCGGATTCTGGGTTTTCTTCAGCTATCTCTGCTAAAAGATCAAACAATTCGTCATTGCCTAATATATTGTAAAGTGCTGTGGTCGCATTCATTGCATCGATTCCAACGGGTCGTTCTGTCGCCATAAACTCTTTAAGCTCTGCTAGTGCGTCTGGGGTATCAGCAAATGCCCACGTTCCTTCAACTATGGTCTCTGCCCATTGTGTAAATTCTGTTACTTCCTTCATTTCAGCCTCTTCGGCAGCGTTAGGCGTTACTAGACCAAATCCATCACATTCTGGGCACCAACTACGTTCAACCATGCCGCTACCGCCGCATGTTGAACAAGTTATCATTCCGTAGTCTTTTGTTTTGTTATCTTCTTCTGTTGGTGGGCTAACGTTATCTTCTCCCTCCGTCTTCATACCGCCGCCACCTAGCTTCCATGTCGTAGATGGCGTGCTTCCAAAACCAGTTGAAGTGCCAGTGCTCTGTATTATGTTTTGATCAGCTAGTGTTCCTAAGAATTTTTCCAGTTGATTGAGTTCCATGCGGTAACCTGCCTTAGCCATGACATTAGTTAGTGTCATCGTACTAAAACTTCCGCGGTGGCCTTCTGCTGTGAGAAAGTCTACTATAATTTTTGTACGCTGTTCTTCATACTGCTCATTCATTTGCTTCATTTTTGGGTCCTGTTTGTTAGTTTCTTCATAATATTCAGCGTAACGATCAGCATGCCATTTGTCTGAATCACGTTGCTCAATGTCGAATGGGTGAAATTCATAAGTCGCGCCTTCGTCGTTGGTGTCAGGTTCTTCACCGTGATCTTCTCTGTGTTTGCTTAGTTCATCTCTCGGAAGGTCGGATTGATTTTGTGCTTCTGCCATTTGTTGTAGACGTGCTAGCAGTGGTAATGCATCTTCTGTGCGTTGATTAACTTTCTTTTCAGTGAACAGGCCCCTAATTTTTGATGTGTCTAAATCTTGTTCTGTGATTGCTGAGGGTTCCCAGCTTTCTTTGTATGTTTTGTATCCACGTACACCTGCTATTCTCTTGAGGCCTTTACGCATTTCAGTGTAGTGAGAGCGTCCAGTTTCGACCATTGCCATTGCGTCGTCGTTGCCTTCGTACATCTTAGAGCGCCTAACAAATCCGCCCAGCGTGTTGATATCTTTGACCATCTCTGAGATGTGAACGCCGAATAAATCGTAAGGGTTGCCGCCTTCTGTTACGTGACGTGCCATTGCCCTTGCGCCTGCTAGCTTAGTGAATGGAAGTTTAAAACGCTCGCCGTCAGCATTTTCAATAAAAAGTGAAGATATATTACGAAACCTTTTCTCGCCTTCGCTGATTGCCTTAGTATGTTTTATGATAATTTTGGCGTTGCCTTGTGGGCTGTAGCTAGTCTTCCTGGTTCCGTAATATCCTTCAAAAATATTCCTGTAGCTTTCTGTAATATCTGCGATATTTGATAAATCGTATTTTAAATCTGAGGTGTGTTTCAAACTAAACCCTAATCTATTTGTACGCGCAAAAGTACTCAAATGTTCAATTAAGTTCTCCCATTTTTTCTTCGCGTCTCTATCAAGGGATTTACTTGTGTTGTCGCCGTAGTAGACTTCAAGGTTGTCTGTTGCGCTTAATAATAATACGACCGGTCCGTAATTACGTGAATCAACAAGAAAATCAAAACTAAACATTTGAATTTCTTCCATATCGGTAGTTTCTTTGCCGGATGCGCTTAGTGTTTTAATGTCTGTATTGTTAAATTTAGTGCCGAGTATGTTGTATAATTTATCTGCTACGTTATTCATAGTTGTATTTACCTTAGAAATAGTTTTAATATAAATCAAACGACTGTAAATTAAAACATCGCATTAGCTTATCATTGATATAAACGGCATAGGTGCAACTATATCATCGCTGTAGTCACGCAATTGATTTGTAAGTTCCTTGTGATAGTCTTTAAGAACTGCAAACATACGCACCGTTAACAGTAAGGCCATCACTAAATCGTCGGTCTCTCCGGGTTTTGCTGCGAAACTTGCTCCGTGTGCTACAAAGTGCTTAAATTCTGTGATGAGTGGTTTGCTACTTATTGTCATTGATTTTTTCTCAACTAGTGTTTTAACTTTTGCACATGCTGATAGCTTGGATCTGTTTGTGGTATTGAATCCCTTGCGTGAGCGTGAGGAGCGGCTGCCTCTGGTTTTTCTTGGCTCGCTTAGAAATACGCCGTGAAGATTTTGCTCGCCGTACTCATCAATACTGATGAGTGCTGCCTCACCTATTGTGTTGTTTTCTATGCTGAAGTACACGTTATTCATATTCTTACATTTCTCCGCAACTTCATTGATAATATCTGCAAATACACGAATCTGCATGGGTATCGGAGTTTTGTTATGCTTCCACTCCGCGACTTGCTTTGTTGTGTTTGCTTCAAATACCTGTATAGCTGCGGGATCGCCCCCGGTGCCAAGGCTTGGGTCAAGTGCCACGGTGTATATCATCCCTGGCTTGGGCTCTGAGTACCAGCGCACTTGCCCTGATTTGCGGATGGGTTCGATCCCCTCCATGTCAATCAGTGTAGTTGCGGCGATTAGTGTTTCGTCAAAGATTAAGAATTCATTCAAGTGCTCACGTCGGAAGCGTTCATCTCCTATGCGGCCACGTTCATCATCGGCCCACTGTTCATCGCGGTCCGGGTGTTGCTTCCAGTCCGCTGAAAATGCCTTGAATCCGTTGACGCCCAGTTCTGTCTGATTTCCAAATGCGTCCTCAGTTTTGTTGGCGCCCTTCCACAGTAACGCAAATTGATCTTCATCGCTGTTCGGCGTGCTTGTGATAATTGCCCCACCACCTGTTGACAGTGTCGGGGAGATTGAAGTCCAGAATTCTTTCGCAATGTTCGGCCTTACGAATGCGAATTCGTCTAAGTACAATAATGTAATAGACATACCACGTCCGGTGTTTTCTGTCGTTGCTTGCGCGACTATGCGTGAACCATTGTCAAACTCCATTGATCCCTTATTGTACGATGTTACACCTGCCCTTATATGATCCGGGCATAGTTCATACGCATAGCGTATACGCTGCATAATTTCTTGTACGCCGCTGTACTTGTGCGCTGCGATAAGAATGGTGCTGTCGGGTCTGAACATCGCGTACCACAGTAGATATCCTGCTGCGGTCGTCGTCTTGCCTGTTTGTCTGCTAAGAAGATTGATACTGAATCTATGATTTACATAGCTGTCGATTAAGCCTTTTTGAAACTCATACGGACTGTATTTTAATCTACCTTGGATCGGATGTTGAATGTAGAAAAAATTTGTAAGAAAATACAACGGGCCCGTGAGTGGGTTAACGCATCGTGCGAAACATCTAACGTGATTTTCATCGTAATGTGTTTTACTATGCGGTCGTTTGACCAGCACGCCATCGAGATTTTTGCTCATAATAGTATTTAACCGAATTTTGAATAGATGGAAAATAAAAAGCAGCCCAAGGACTGCTATTTTACTCTACTGTGCGGATTGAGTAGCGAATTCAGTACCGCGGCCGTAACGCCTAACCGTCCTAAGAGGTTATTCTTTTTTTAGATTTTACGAGAGTCCTAGATTGATACCATAGTACAATAACAGTCGTTGCGGTGACTGCGGCCCAGGCTAAAACTGCGATGGTTAAATTATCCATAGCAGAAATTCTGCTAAACCTTTGGGTCCCACTCTAATTTTTCAATGGAGTTGCCAGTATATCTTGCGGCGTCGACTGCTGCCTTAATTGAATCAACCGTTGGTTTAATAACAAACACGCCATCGTTTACGATAATGCCATCTGTTAGCGCATTATTAAAAAATACATCATACGTACCGTCTGGAGCATACGTAGATAGATCAACAATACTTTCACCTACATCATTTGTACTAGTTGTTCTAGACGTGGTATCTACAAAAATAGACCAAGTTAGTGGCAAATTTGGGTACATTTTGACAAAGTCAGCATTCTTCATTCTGCCAGCTGATGATTCTGACAGTTGTGTTATTGATTCCATTAAACTTTTAAGTTGATTTATTTCGTTCATTTTAATATCCTTTAAATCCTTTAAATCCTTGCGTTGTGTTAACGCTGGGCGCGGCCTTAACGCCTAGCGTCCGAAGAGGTTATCTTTAAAATACGTCTCTGTTTGCCTTAATTAATTCTGAGAAATTCCTAACATTTATAACACCGGCTTTTACCCAATTAAAAATTAATTTTTCTGCTTGGTTGAATTCTAAACCCTGCACTTTTTCAATACGAGCTGCTTGGTTAAAATCTGTACCTGCTTCGATTACGCTAGCTGACTCGTTATATGTGTGGTGTGGGTCTATTAGCTTTAGCGCTGAATGCATGGAGGTAACTGCAAATTGCTGATCGCTATCTTGGTTCTCTATTGCGTGTATTCCAGCTTCTAAAGCCTCAAGTATTCGGTCTACTGTATCTTTTGGCAGTTCGACTGTACCTTGATTATCCACTCCTATATTGCTAAGGCTCTCAACTAAGTTCTTAAGTTGATTTATTTCGTTCATTTTAATATCCTTTAAATCCTTGTGTCGGGCTCGTTGTATTGACACCGGCGGGCTCTTCGCTTCCGGTGTGTAGTTCTTCATGATAATCAATACCCATTGCTTTGAATGCGTCTTTAACCATCGTTTGTTCTTCTTTAGTGTAAGTAACAATCATTGGCCGGCCTGTTACGAAACTGTACGGGTCGAGGTCACCGATGTCACCCGGTAATCGTGCTATGAGCTGTGCTGCTCGATACAAGTCAATCCCACCATCCGCTGTGAACGAACTGCCCGGGCTGACTTTTGACACTGCGTCAAGTACCTTGCCACGCTTTGTTTCTGTGACAAACTCATCTGCTCTCATCTTATTTCTTTTCGCCTTTATGTTTAAACACTTTGTACATATTTAAAAAGTTATCAACACTTTCGTGTTCATTTACAATCTTCGATGACTTGTTTTCAGTTACTGGACGCTTCATTGGATTGTCACCACCAGCTGCTAGCTTGTAAGAATTCTTACGTCGGTTAAGTCCACCGCTCAAGCCATGTGTAACTACGTCTACACCAGCTTCAAGTTCACCTGGGGTGTTTGTGTATTCCTGATCGCGTTCTTCACCTAAGTGTGCTCCAAAATTCTCTTTTGCGTAATCGGAAATTATTTTACCATAACGATTGTATAACCAATTAAATAAGTCCCCGGCACTTTCTTTATCGGTGCCGTATTTAGCAACTAGCGCAACATCAATAGCCTGATTGCCGTCATCTCCTAACCATGCTAAAACTTCACTCTCATCAAAATTAGATAACAAGCTATCAAGTGAGTATACTGGCTGCGCATCTTCAACTACTGGTGCATCGTTACCACCAAACAAATCAAAGATAGCAGATTCTAATCTATCAAGTATTGCGTCTGAAGATAAAAACTCGTCTAAGCCGTATTTCGCAGCTACATCTGAATATTCTCGTTCAAGTATGTCGAGGTCCTTCTGTGAGGCTCTGTGCGAATTGTGACTTAGCACCTGCGCTATATCCAAGCCGCCAATTATGTCGGCTGCTAATGCTGGGTCAATGTTAGCTAATGTTGCTTGCCCTTCGGCTTCAAACATCTCTGGGTCGGCTTCAATCGCATCTAATTCTGCGTTTGATGGTTCAAAGTCCTCAGGGTCGGGTGTTGGAAATAAGTCAGCGTTGTAAGTTGGATCACCGTAAGCTTCTTGTGTCATCTCAGGTGCGTCCATCATGTCGAGCATACCTTGCATTTCTAGTGGCTCGCCTGTGTCAACTACCTCAGGTTCAACTGCTGCGGAGTATCCCGATGTGCTGTTTAGCCCTGCGTTCGTCATAAGCGCCGCTAAGTCGTCACCAGCGTCTTGGCCTACTGCTGTCACTGTAGTTGTATCGTTTTCTGGGTGGTCTAGGTTAGTTGTTTGGGTCATTGTAATATCTTCAGCTATAACCTCAGCGTCTGGAGAAATACTAAAATGTACCGCTCCGCCTTGTGGCTTAGTAAGATTCTTTTTAAATTTATTAGTTTTTGTTTTTGTTAACACTAATTCAGAATTGTTAGGTTTCTTAAATTTCTGACCGACCTTTAAATCACTAAACTTAATTTTATCTTCAGCTAGCATAGATTCAAGGTTGATCCCGTATTCTTCGTAGACTGAATTGTTTACTAAATCTGCGGATACAATATCACTAAGATGAACTTTAACTTCTTTGTGATCAAAATCACGTATTACAGTACCGTAGTGACCGCTTGGGCTACGATTTATAAAGACACCGCGCCTGTTGCTGTTCTTGTCGGCAAATAAATCCGGGCTTAAAACAACTGGGGTGCCGCGTTGCAAACGTTTACGATGCGATTCATCTTCGCTGTCAAAAGTCGCTAGCTCTGCGTCATCATCGTTGTCTCCTGGGTAACCGGAACTTAAATCAGAATCGAAGTCTGCTTCAATTTCTTCATCTAAGTCACTAATCATCCATTCATCATCGCTGATGCCAAATTCTGCTGGTGGTTCATCTCTTACTGAAAAGTCGTTGTCGCCGTAGTCGGCAAGATCCAGCTCATCTGCTGCTGAATCCCACATATCTCCACCTAGGCCGCCTTCTGTCACTGCTACGGTAGGTACACTCTCGTATCCAGCAATGAAATCATTGCGATCGGCTTCTGGGTAGAAAGCAACATTTATATCACGTAGATCTTTTCCTGCGTTGGCAGCATCTGCACCAGCGTTAAAAGCAAGTGATGGTTCAGCATTGTCGCTCTCGGTTGTAAATTCGTCGTCGCCCATCATTGCCTTGGCAGTTTCAGCGTCGTCGTATTCTGTAGTATCACCATCTGTAGTAACTTTTATTTTGTTACCCATGGTCTGTACGGTGGTTTGAGTTTCGGTGACATCAGTCAATTTATCATCAATTGAATTATGAAGTATATTTAATATTTGATCTCGATTAAGATTTCCTTGTTGCTGTAGCTGACGAGAAGCTTTGCGCAATATGCGAATATCAGCTCTCATGTCAATCCCATCAACCGTCAAGTATTCTCCACTTAGTAACTCATCGATGTTTGCGTCGCCTTGAGCAATTAATTGCTTACCTGAATCAGATAATCGATTTAAGATGTTATGAATTTCGTCGTAATTTTCTGTGATAGGAGTCAATTTATCGGCTGCTGAATCAATCTTGTCGAAATTTTCTAAGATTTTATAAAGTTTTGTGTCTCTCATTTTAGTATGTCCTTTAGTTCTTGACGCGCAACTTTTGACAGGGGACTGTCTTTACCTTCTGCTTCGTCTGTTGTGAATTTTGCTGCTGGTGTCTTTTCACCTGCAATTTCAAATTTTGTATTTACATCACCTGCAAATTCTCTTGCGGCTGTTTTGTAGCTATCTGCGTATGCGTCACTAGCTGCTTTCTGTTCCTTAGTCTGCTCGGGATATTCAGGTGTTTCAAGACGTGTGCCATCTTCAAACCCTTCTGCTTCTGCTTTCCTGCTTTCGTCAAAGTCTCTAAGAATCACTACAAGATTTGGCAAAGCAATTCCTGATAGTTTAGCAAGTTCTGCGATCTGCTCGCTGTTTGCTGGATAGTTTAGAGTAACATCAAAGATGTTAACTTCTTGATTTGTTAGACCGGGAAAATCAAATGGTTGTTCTTGTACGGGAGTTGTTTTGGGTGCCGTACAATTATCTACTTGGTACATATCCAGTGCTAACTTAAACTTCTCGTAAGTTTCCTTAGGAAATTCACCTGCAACTTTAACACGGTAAATGTATTGTTTCTTAGATGCAGTTAGGTATTCGTTTAGTGTTTTCATAAATTGTTTCACTCGCAATATTTGTATATATTTATCGTTTTAATCTGTTTTGTCATTATCTTTAGCAGCTTGCAAGACCTCAGCTAGTAGTTCGTTGCGATCAAGCATCTTACCTTCGCCGGGTGTGGTGTCATCGGTACCGGTGTCTTGATCAAGCTTAGCTTTCTTCAGCAAGAGATCAAGCATCTTTAATTTTTTATTTATTTTTGCGTTTTTCGCTGTAATCGCGTGGCCAAGGAATTGACTTGCTGAACTTAGTATCTCTGAGGCTACTCTAGCCTCGACGTTCATACCTAAATCCATTAGATCCTTGTAACTGTCAATTGCTAAGTCAGCAATGTCGTCCATTTCTTTATCGCTAGAGTCTAGTCCTTTGATTGAAGGAAGTGCTTGATCAATCTTTTCAAGATTGGTTAGTGCCTCTGTAGTTATTATCTCAGTACTAGGCTCTTCTGCCTTGGGCTCTTTAACCTTAGGTTCGTCGGGGGGTAAATCAAATAATTCTGCAAGTCGTTGTGTCATACACATATTTAGCTAGTTCATGCTGTGTAGAATTAGAAAGTTGAGTTATCGTTTTTTTGTTGCAGCAAACAAATCATGTTCCGTAAGAATCCGAAAGATTATGCCATTTGCCTTGGCCCATTTCGAGGCAGCAGCCCATTTCATCTTATTTACCGCTACTGTAGCTCGTTGATTCTGATTCATTCCTTCTCGCAAAGATGCTTGACCAGCGGGCTTGATTTCAATAAGCTCAGTGATGATTTTATTATTTTTAGTTCGATATCTTATTAAAAAATCTGGAACGTACGTAGTTTGCTTTCCGGTGAGCGGATGGCGGTAAGGAATACGGATCGCCTCACTTGCCCACTCAAGTATGTGATTGTTGGTGTCACAAAATATGCAGAAGTGGTTTTCCCACGAACTTCTGTAGATGATTTTTCCCTTGCCGGTGTACTTGTTTGGATTGCGAGGCGTGTAAACCCCCTGTGAAAACTTATTGCTTCCTCTGCGCATGGTTAGCTCAGCACGTTGCGTCCAGCATAGAAATTAGGTATAATTAAATTTTTTACCCCGTAAAGTGTTGTTGGCGAGTTGATTCCGTTCAGGTAAAACGCCATGGCCGTTGTCAACGAGATTTCGTCTGTGGTGTCAAGTGCCTCAAGCAGTGTAACGACATAAATTCCAGTTAATTGCGATACAGTGTATAGCGATTGTGCGAAGCTCTTAGCCGCAGTTTCGTCTTTCATTATGCTCTTAAAAATGCTCAGCACGTAATCGTATTCAGGGCCGACCGGCAAAGGTAATAAGTTATCACGAACGATCGCTCGTGGTATATTCGCATCACTAAATTCCGGATTATTTATTGTGCTTGTGCTAGTTGCCATAGTTTATCCTTCGGATTTCTTCGGAGTGGCACTTGAATTTCCGGTGTTTGGTGTAGGGAATGAATCTTCCAGCCTTGGCTTTGAATCAATTGCTCTTAGAAATTCGCCTTTAATGGCGCCGATGCCGTCGCCAGTTACCACGTTTTTTAAATTGTCAATGCTCCCAAATGTCCTAGCAGATGAGCCAAGTTTTTGTGCTGCGGACAGTGCTCCTTTTAAGTTCCCTTGCGACAAATCACTTATGATTGATCCGCCTGTGTCGGTCAGGCCGCCGGTGCCGAACAATGAGGTTGTGCTGCCTGGTCCTAGTGCGCCCGGTTCTTGATCGTAACGTGATTCTAGTCCGAAGCCCTTGACGTTCTCATCTACTGCTGTACTATCCGCATATTTTACTGCCTCGTACTGTAGCGTCACGGTGTGCTCCATGACTCCAGTGCTGTCGGCGTAGTCATACGTGTCATGATCCCATGCTGTAATCACTGGATTTATTAGTGTATAGAGGACGTATGCGCCGCGGTTGAACCCATAAATTTTAATATCTTTGAAGAAAGCTGGCTTATCCCCATTTGACTGAGGGCTAGTTACGGTCTTACCCCAGCCGGCTATTTGATTGATTCTTTCTTTTGCGTACAAGTCTCGCTGATTGTAGTTCGTGCGGCCGTTTGGACCTCGGTCGGTCGGAATTCCCTCGGAGTAACTGTACTGTGAATCAGCAAAGTAGTACTGATAGTAATTTGTCCACATATCAAGCACATGCCCTTCGCCATCGTCATGAAGTTTTATTGTAATGGGGTCATATTTAATTCTGTTATGAACTAAGCGTTTTCTGTTGTACTGGATATGCTCTTCTGTGTCTAGTTTGAAAGATGGTAGCTGCACTGTCTTCACCAGCGCACCAACAAGGGCTTTGTCAGTTGCTGATTTTAACAAACCCGGATTTGTTAGATTGAAATAAACATGGAATAGAAACTTTTGCTTCGGCGCCAATGCTAACCCGTTTGGGCGCATCAGCTTTGACGCGTGAGAATAATCCTTTAGATATCCAGCATCACCAAAGAAGCCATCGGTAATTTGGCTTGCTAAATCACTTAGTGACGAGGCTCCAAATTTCTTACTTAAACTATCTAAGCCGCTCATGGCCTATTAACCTGTAACGTTATTTCCAAGCGTACGACCAATTGCTGCGCCGATACCGGTATTATCTGGAGTTTGAACTGCGTTGTCGAATGAAATACTCATCGCAAGCATGATTGGCTCACTGCTTGAGTAATCTACTGTTCCGTAGTTAACACCCGTTAAGTAACAACCATACATTTCCCAAGTCTCAAGAACTGTTACTTCGTGTGCTCCGTTTCCGCCGTCAAGCATCTCTAAGCGTGTAGTAAATTTGTAATCGATCCCGGACGATGCTGACGCCTGTTCCATGAAATCGAATTGCTTCTGCATCTGCTCGCCAATTAACTTAGAAACTGAACCTGATGCATCGTCACGTAAATTACATGTCACGTCTGACCAATTTGGTTTTCCTGCTAGTTTAATCCTTGAGTTATAAACATCAATTATGGTTTGGTCAAAAGTAGGATTCGGACGTGTAAAGTCTTTAACCTGTTTTGTTAACTCTGTGCGAGGAGTTGAGACACCTAAGTTTTCAAATACCACCCGAAAGCGATACGAAAGTTTAGGCATTAACAAGCCCTGGCTTGTTGCGCTTTGGTCACTCGCTAACGGAGTGGTCATTTTTGTAAGACTGGATACTGACATTATATTGTCTCCTATTGATTATATCTTACTGTTATTTATCATCTTGTTGACGTGAATTTTTCTCCAAAATAAAAGGGCCGAAGCCCTCTTAAATGTATAGCGTTAGTTATTAACCGCTAATGTCGCCCGTATTCTGTATGCGAATTGGGACGTAAATAAATTCAGCAGCTTTGACTGGCTCTATTGCTATGTCAACCCAAAGTTCGTTGCGATCAATGCGAGTATTTGTATTGTTACTCTTATCACAAACTACTATATAATCGTATACACCACGTTTTGCAACTAAATCATTTAGCATACGTTCCATCTGACCTTTGATTTCATCACGTGTTAGTTTGTCGTTAGGTTCAAATACAAATTGTTTCGCAATTGCATCAGCTTGTACACGAATAAACGATACTAAACGTGATACATTAATACGATCAAGTGCTGAACCAGACTTGGTAGTTTTGTTACCGAAGTTAACAATGCCTGAACCTGGAATGAATGTGATTGGATTTACGTTATTAGTGTAAAGCACATCACGTACTCCTTGGCGTGTAGACATCTGCTGGAATTCACCAGTAACTGCGTCAACATAACCAATTGCGGCTGCGTTGTCAACTTGACCTCGGCGTGTTCCAGCTGGTGCGAGCCACGGATAGGCTTGTTCGTCGCTGTGTATAATGGTACGAAGTATCATGTGACTTGGAGGCACAATAATTGAAGTTCCAGTTAAGTCGTTAGTTCTACCACTTGGATAGAAAACACCTAAATACTCATCGTTACTTGCAAGTCCGTCATTGGTCGAAACACCAAGTCCGTCGTTGTTAGATGCCCATTTAGCAATGTCTGTTCCGTTATTAGCTAGGCGCAGTGGTGAATCACCGACTACAAATGCTGTATTTGAACGTTCATTGTTTAACGCAACCATGTTCGGTATTAGCTCTGGATATCCAGGTACTGCGATAAGGTTGAATTGGCGTTGTTCTTCACGGATGTCTGTGTTTGTATCGATCGCAGCTTTCATTGCTTCAACTATCAAACTACGTTGGGCTAGTCGACCAAAGTTTGCGCTTCCGTCATCTTTCTTGCCGGATACTGTAACCCAAGCGTTCGGATGAATGTTAGGCAATGACGAAAGATCGAAGTCCGTACCGTTGAAGTAGTTAACGCGATATTCTTTAACGTTGTAACCGCTGCGTCGTGTATTCCAAAGTAACATGCCATCTGGGTATAGTGTTGAATCTGGCGCATCTGGATCAAGCTGATTGCTAAGCAATAAATCAGTAATTGCTATAAAATCGCCAGCTGCTATATCTTCTTCACCAGTTAAACCCCAACGTGCATCTTCAAATAATATGCCGTTAGTAGATGTTTGATCAGCGTTGTCAATTAATGTCCAACTTTCTACAGAGTTTACATCGGCTTCCCAACGACGTATTACTGGATAATTTTCCAAGTCGCTTGTATCAAGCCACAAGTCACCAAGTTCAAGATCTGTATCATCTGTTTGAAGAACCGGGGCAGTTGCACTAACAATCGGACCGGTTGGATTAGTAAGGGATAAGTCATGCCCACGTATGTCGGTAGTAGCATTCTTATATCCGATCCAAGAGCCACCTTCGTGGATCATAATGTCAATTTGATCAATTGCTGAATAGTACCAGCGTGTGTCGTTCAAAGGATCTTGCCCAGGCACTGTGGCTTCTGCTGTGTAAGTTAAGAAGTTCCAGTTACTAAGTACTAAATCACCTGCGGCATTTAAACGAACATTGTCAAGTGCATCAGTAATACCGATGTTTGCTATCGGAGCATTAGTTGTATCATTAAGTACAATTACGCCGCCGGCAGTGTGTTCAATTGTAATACGACCGGTTGCTGTAACAGATGATGCGACATTTGTTACGCCGGCTGCTGCTAAGTCTGCTACAAAATCTGCTGCTGTAGTACCTGTTAAGGTGACTGTTACTGCTGCTGGCAATGTATCATTATTTTTTAGGCTTGCTTGGATTGTAAAAGCATCGCCTATCGCAAATACTAACGGTAAAGCAATTGTGCCATTGGTGCCAGTAACAGAAGTTGTGCCGCCAGTGCGTCTAAATAATTTCAGTGTAGCACTATTATCTTCGTTGACATCGTACTGTACATAAGTGTCACCGCTTGGTATAGCAGATCCGCCTGTGCCTGGGTCTAGAGCAGCGTTTGCCGCTACGTCGTCAAGGTAAGCAGGTGCTGACTGTACGTCAAATGTGGCAGTAACTGAATTATAACGTTTAACAACTACCGATAAGCCATTATTGACTGAAGTTGTCTTCTGCCACATTGAACCGGTTGGGCGAGGCGTTGTATCTGTTGCTCTCCAACGTGGTACATTAATGTGAGTATCGTGTGCCATTGTAGATGAGTTGTAAACTGCGGCTGTAATCCCAAGCTCGGTTAGTGTTGTAGTAGTTGGGTTATTAATTTCTAACGTTGCGTCGGAAGTTGCAAATGCTATTGCTCCATCTTTGATGAATGCAGAAACTTCTGCCGGTAATTGACCAACAATTTCAGCTACTTGAAGTGCAAATGAGGCAAGCCCAGTTACGGTGATTGTAGTAGGGCCTGGTGTAGTTACTGTAATAACATCAAACGCACCGGCAGTGACTGCTGCTGACGGAGTTGTGGTTCCGACAGTAACAGGAGTAGTTAATTTCCATGCGTCGGATCCGACAACTACCCATACATTAGCATAGTTCTTCCAGTATACTGTATTATTTGAATCAGTTGTGACAATCGCATATGAATCTACTGTTCCTATGCTTGCTAGTGGCACGCCACCATCTGAGACTAAGTCAGCGTTATCAGTAATAACAAGAGGCTCGACGTTTGTAAAGGTATTCGCGGTCGCGTTCCATACAAACAAACCATAAACTGATTCAGCTAAATCAAACCAATATGTACCCTCGCTCGCCGCACCTATTGGGCGTACTACAGAAGCTTCAATTTCTGCTAGGTCAACATCAACACGTTGGACGTATGCTCGGTTAGTTGCTCCTAAGACGGAGTAAGCAGCCATTAAGCCGTACTCGTTTAGTTCATAACCGTGTATTGCGTCACCGCCGGATGTTTTAACAAAGTTTGGATTACCAAATGTGTTAACAAGTTCGCGTTGACTTGTAATTAAATAAACATCGCCTAATGCCGATGCTAATGTACCCGATGCAATTCCTGTGCCAGCTGGGGTTAATTTATTTTCCGCTGTAGCTAACAAGATGTACGGTACTGTATTTTGTCCTGCTGAAGTGTACTGACTTTCGTCTATAATTGTGACCTCAACTCCTGGTGATACTAACATTTTTTTCTCTCCTTAATATTATTCATTCTTAAATTCCCAAAGATTTCTTTAATTTTTTGAGCTTTCGCTTCGATAGCCCAAGTTGTTGCATACATTCTTTATGAGTCTGATATGCTATATTGTCTATAGTAATTGATCTGGCGTTAGCATTGTACTTTCCTTTTCTGCTATCTCCGATTGTATCTCTTATTTTTTGTTTTGAATCTTCTGTATGCTGTTTATTATAAAATCCATTGGCTTCGCCACACTGACCAAATCGTACATTTCGCTCTTCTTGAGACATTTTAGCACGGTTCGCCTTGCATGTTTCGGCTCTGCGTTTTACTACCTGTTTATTACACAAACCGCCTTTCTTGGCGTTACTAATTGCGTTTTTATGTGATTCAGTCATCTTATATGATGTATAAGGAGGTTGTCCTTGTCCACCAATTCTTTGATTGTAACACATAGGGTCATTAATTAACGTTTCGGTTACTAATACCTGCTCAGTTGCATTCATTTCATCAAAATTATCAAATACATGTAATACCTCTTTAACAAACTTATCACAACCATACTTTTTTATTGCGCATTTAACGGCGGTGCCACTACCTAAATAATTATCATCTAATTTATTTGTCTGGTGCTGGCCAATATAAAACTTATTGTTAACAGTGTTTGTTACTTGGTATACTGTATAATGTCTTTGCATGCTTCTATTTATTTGAATCTTCATATTACAGTCACTTATCGGCCGGGTTTTTCACCTTTGGAAAGGTCCAGTGACTAAATACCTACATGAAACGACCAATATGCGCATCTTGTAAACAAAGACACGCTAGTATCAACTATAAACGCAATGGTAAAACGTATTATCGGTCCAAGTGTGACAATTGTATTCGCACAGGACGTGGGGTGAAGGCTGCTATTCCGAACTGGACGAAAACTGGCTACAAGAAAAAGACAGAGTGTGACAAGTGCCACTTCAAGGCGAGGTGGGGTAAACAGATTATAGTTTACTATGTTGACGGTGACTTAAAAAATACTCAGCGTACTAATCTGAGATCGATTTGTTTGAATTGTGCGGTTGCGGTCGAGAAACAAGATATGCCCTGGGCTAAGGACTTGGGGTTAACTCCCGATAATTAAATCTTTGTAATGCCAAGTTGCTGGATCGACTGCTGTAGTGTGTCGATTTGATTCACGCAATCTGCGAGAGCGTTGTGATTGTTGCCTAGTGGCTTTGCGTTGGTTAGTTTGTAGATGGTTCTTGCGTCTAAAACTTGCCAGAATTTCCAGGGGCAATTGACGCCGTACTGTCGCATCGCATTTTCAAGAATTACCATGTCGAATGTAATTCCATTTGCCCAGATTCGCTTATGTTTCCACGCGATTTTTGATAATTCTTGCAGGGCGGGTTTAATATCAACTCTGTCATCGCCATCACTAAGGGCCTCTTCTTGTGCGTCGGCAGATTGGTTCCCCCACCACGCAACTGTGCCGTCGTCAATGGTACGATCAGCTTGGGATTCAAGTGTTAATCGTTTGTAAAATGTAACGTCGGTGAATTTGTCGCTAAAAGGGTTAAATCCCTGTGCTCCGATTGTAAGAATTGCGGAGGTCGGCAAGACGTCAATCGTCTCTATATCTATCATTAGGTCAGTATATTTTTGTAGCATTTGTATAGTATACTATAGTTAAACAGGTTTGTCAAATTTTAGTTAGCCGATTACCCAGGAAATTGGATCGCTGCCATCTACGTATTTCTTCAAGTCGTCTTCAAGACGTTCCATGTGCGCCTGAGCTTCAGATTTTAGCTGGGAGCCGTTGAGGCTAGTTCCGCCATTTGGGCCGGCGATGGTTTGAAACTTTTCACGGGCTTCGCCTTCCATGTACTTACAGTTTGCGTAGGTGTAGTCTTTCATCCACTGTGAGATTTGCAATTCTGTAAGCAGCTGGATTTCAGGTTTCATGTTGTAGGTCCAGAGTAAAACCGTTTCTCCGCTTGCTGTGATATTTCTCACGAATTTGATTCGCTTAGTGCTGGGGTTGAAGGTGAAATTCATAAAGCCACCAAACATTCTTGCGGCCAGTTCTAACTTCTGCGTGTACATCTCCCACGTTGCTAGGCCGCCGGTGCCGCCCAGGTTCAATACATAGGTGTTGATGACTGCCGAGCTAAACGGATCAAATGCTGAATCTCCGCCAACGGATCCAAACGTTCTACGAAATACCTGTCGGACCTCAGTAACTTCTTGCGGCAAGGTATAATCCGATTCTCCTTGAGCGAGGTCAATCCAGACATACGATTCTTCATACGCATTTTGCGCACGTTGGCGATAGACGCCAAGTGCTCGTGCGTAGGCTGTTTCGTAATGAATAGGGTCAAGGGATAAATCTATCATTCCTGAACCTAGCATTGCAGAAGCGTAATCAAATACACCCTTTTTCATATCTTGTAAATTTGCCATATAGTTTTCTCGCTGAGTTTAAACTATTTATGACCTTCTACGCACTCGCCATGGAGAGTGCCGCTTGGCGTGCGTAGGCTAAGCACAGCACAGTTCATCGGATCTCCAAATTCTGTAACAAAGAAGACTGCTTGATCCATATCTACAATCGCTAGTCCTTCGGTGCCTGGGGGTCTGACGATCAACGCTGTGCCGGCAAACATACCCGGGTATGTATACTGTAGGTCGCCTTGCCACTCAATGGGCAGAGATTTCTCATAATAAGTAAAGATATTCATCCCCACAGACAAGACGATCAAAATTGTTGCTAGTACGGTTACTCTCTTCATGGTGCTTCCTCAGTTTCAGCATGTAGCGGCATGCCATTGGTTTGTGCGTATTCATTCATAGCTCGGGCTTTCGTCTCGGCAATGTCTTTTGTGTAGGTGCCTGCGAGACCTTTGCCTTTTGTGTGGATAGTCGTTGTGGTTCTTTCCGCTTGCTCCGCTGTTTGCCCAAAGAATTTCATCAAGCATTCAATCACAAACGGCCAGGTACTATAATCATCGTTCATGATGAACACCTGATGTTGCTTCGGGGGCTTTGTTCTCTCTTCTTCCTTTTCGCGATCTAATACGTCATCGAACTCGTTCTGTAGCTCTTCTCTGCTCATGATTACCACCACCAATGTATGTGGCATTCAGTAATGCCACGTGATTTTAAATACTTTTTAATTACTGGATAATTTTCCGTATCTGGGTCAGCATCCTCCCAGTCGTAAAAGTAAGCATCGTTACCGTACTCAACATCTCGCCATAATTGCCGTACTTCATCTGCAACTTCTATCGGGCAATTAGACCATTGTACGTCGAAGAAATTCACTGCTTGGATACACTCGCTGCCGGAATTTGGAGTTTCCTTCCATTTCCCATCTTTCATTGTTCGAGTGTTGTGATTTGTAGTTTGGCCGCTGTATGACGTGTTATATTTTAGTCGATTAAATGACATGTGTGAGCCATTCATGTACGATTGTAATCTAATCCATTGATCCACTTGCTCATCATTTAGTGTCTCTAGGAATCCAATAACCTCTTGGCCTTCTTCAACTGTCTTGAACTCTAATTTAGTCCACGTTCCGTCACGGAATAAATTTATTCCGTCGTATACTACTAGACTAAATCTTTTTGTTTCGCTCATAGCTTAATCCTCTGAATTATTTCTTCGGTGGTGGGGTCGGGGGTGGGGGGGGTCGGGGTGGCGGAGTATTCCACCAGCGTGAGCTAGTAACGTTTGGTTTTGCGGCATCTGCCTCAACATTTACCTTCATTGGATTTTTAATTAGCATCCAAGCCATTTCCTTTTCAAATTTTTGCCGGTTGCGATTGTATAGTAGCAGAACGCCGATGATCAGCGGGATCCAAACTGCCCAGTGTATATTCGTCCAGTTCTCGGCAACGTAGGCAATGTACGCTTCCTTGCCCCTATAGTCCTGAAGAAACAACATTATAAATGTGTTGAACAAGACCCCCAGCCAAAATGCTGTAGCGAAGCGTTTCTCTGGAGTGGTCCAATTGAACCATCTTTTAATTGTAGCTTTCATTGAGCTAATCATTAGTATTCCTTAACAAAAAATTACATTTAATAGGATTGCAATAAGTGCGCCGATTACTATCCCGGCGAATAGAGCGACATTCATGTCGCTCTTATTGTATTGGTATCGTTCGTTGACTTTCATTGTGCTTTGCGAATGATGGAGGTGGGCAAGGTTGGAAATGTTGCACCATTCTTACAGATAACATCATAATAGTGAGACTCAACCTTAAGGTACGAGATGCCATTATTGCTCTTACATTTTTCTTGTGCTGTTAAAATTTCAACTGGACCAAGGCGGTGGTCACAGGACATTAGCATAGCAGTGCTGAATAATAGCATGTAGATCTTCATTGTGTTACTCCTAGTTAGAAACATTTCAGTATTACAATGTTTTCATTAAATCGACCGCTTACTTTTACTTCTACGGACTTAGTATCCTTGAATAGTTTGCGGGTATTTGGACGGCTTGCTGACGTAAATCCTTTGAGCTGTTCTGCTGGTTTACGTACGGTCTTCTGTACTGACTTCATTACATCAAAGCCAACTATTGTGTTATTTTTAATAGTAAGCTCGCCTGCATATTCATCTGCTACGAAATACATTAGTTTGCGTTTCTTAACATCATAAGCGAATAGCTCTTTTGTGCCGATGATTTTAGCTGGTTTGATGCTCGTAAGCTTCAAATCTTTGTCAGTAGCAAGAAATTTCAGCTTGAACGCAAGCTGCTCAGGAGTTTTAACTTTTTTCTTACGTACTTTCTTCGTTGACTTTTTAAATGCGACGTAACCATTGTAATCAGATATAATAAGTTCAACAAATTTCATGATGTTTCGTAGCTGAATTTTGTTGTAGCTGCTGTAAGCTTCAGTTAAATCAGCATCTTTACCAGCTTTTGCTTCTTTTAGTTCAGCTAGTACGCCTGTCCAGTGCGCAATTTCAACGCCTGCATGTGCTGGTAAGATATTTGCTGTTTTAAGTACGTCAATTGGCTTCAGGCCGTGCTTTGACAATGCGCCATTGGCAATGTAATCATCTAGCATGCCTTCAAGCTCGCCGCCGGCTGCTGCTGACTTTTCGCGCATAAGCTCTTGAATATTAAATTTTGCTTTAGCTGGCTTTTCACTGTCTTCAACTTCTACTTTTGCGACAACAGATGCGATTGCTTTTGTAATTGCGCCTTCGACACGTTCAGTTTCTAGTGCGTCGAGTTCCCAACCCATCATTGTCATACGTGCCATCCAACCCAATGCGTTCGGAAATGCGTAATCTTTCGCACGTTTAACCTTCTTAGCTTCATCCATGCGCTTGTTCACTGTAAGGAATTCTGCTAGGAATACTCTAGCGTCTTTATGATTGAAGCTGTGATTGTACCAGTTGAACCCGTTTGCTAAATGTGACTGGCGATTTTCCTCAGTCAAAGCAACTTCGTTCCAAAGCGGCTCGTGCCCAACGTATTTTGCGTTATCAAATCCAATGCGTAATGTGTCAGCTGATGGATTCAATGGTGCTGTTCCGTTAACTCGTGCTCTATTTGCTTTTGTTTTTGCTTTTGCCATGCTATGAACTCCTAGTTCCTAATTTGTATTACTATTATACGACAAGTAATCCTAAATGTCTACCTTTATTTTTATCTTCTGTACTTTATTATATATACACTTATCCAGGAAAGACGGCAGAATGGTGTAAGTCATTGATTTATATAGAGTTACTATGCAGAGTAATATATTGGTAAGTCATTGATTTATATAAGAATAGTGGTTTTTAACGGCGTTTTTGTTTCTTATCGTGCGTGTTGATACACTATATAGTATAAAACACCACAAAACAGCATTATTTTAAAATCAACGACTTAGCACAGTTAAATTTAATTTGCTAATAACCGCAATTAGAGGTTGACCTTTGGCGCTATATGTCATATAATGTATATAACAGTTAGATAACGAGAGAAAGGAAAGATTATGAATCATTTTACATCAACAGGTTACATGATAATCGCATCAATTCCGGGCCGATCTGGCAATTATGGGTCTACGACAAGCATTGTCGGCATTTTCAACAAGGTCAAAACGGCCGAGAAGGAACTGGCGTTATTTATTGAGAAATATAATAAGCCTTTTAGCACATATCACATGCGCATTAGTGAACATCATGTAAAAATTGTTCCTATTGCGCTAAATGAAGCAAATGAACAGATTTTAAGCGAAAATTACGAATAATTTGCTAATAACCGCAATTAGAGGTTGACCTTTGGCGCTACTTGTCATATAATGTATATAACAGTTAGATAACAATATTTCGTAGGAGAAAACGAATGTTCAAAACAAACAACACAATTAGATATATAGACAGTGGTGAAGAACTAATAGTTACAGAGGTTCACGACAGTCACATTGTGGTAATAACTACTGATGGTAACGAAGAATACTTCTTCATAAATGAAGAAGAATATGATAGTTACGAGTTAGTAAGGTAGTAAACGATATTTCGTAGGAAATAGCATAATAGAATCAACCAAACCGTGATGCAAGTGCCGATGTTATAACATCGGCACTTGCGTCTATAAACCGTCATCGTGTCCAAGAGAGCCCTTAAATAATCTAAAATAATCTAAAATAATCTTAAATATCTGCAAATAGAGGTTGACCTTTGGCGCTACTTGTCATATAATGTATATAACAGTTAATAAAACAGGTACGAGATATGTCTAAGATGGCTTCACAAAATAATTTAATTCCAACGAACGCATGTCATAAATTATGGAAATATGCGGTAATAGTCTCAGATACAGACAATAATTTATTTGTTAAAGATGGCGACCACCGGTGTGACACAAAAAAAGAGGCATTAAAATATGCGGCAGACCAAACTACTGGGAAAATCAAAGGTTTAGTGACTGCTGATGATGTACTTGGTATTTGGGATATGACTAGTGATGCTGTAAGACGTGATATCAACTTTGACCCTACGTTATCCGACACAGAATACAGAAAAGGATACGATAATGAAATTCGCCCACTTATGCCACTAGCAAGAAAGTATATACTTAATTTTATGGGCGGACGGAGTTTGGAATTACATCCAATCCCGGTTACACTAAGACAAGACCCAAACTGGAGGAAACAATTAGCGGTTGATTGGAACCAAGCACATCAAGATATAACGACAGGTGGTATAACGGCTAAAAAAATCTACCAGGGAAGAAATTATTTATGTAATGCTGTACAAAAAATTTCCGAACCTAATAATAAGCATTTTGGATTATTTGCAGGTACAGGCAGTGGTAAAGAAACAAGTACGCTGGCACTAATAATTGCAATACACGATATAAAGAAATTTAGCATATACCGATTAAATCTCGCAGTTGCTACAATTCCGAGTACTACCTCTGAATTATTTAATGAACTTGCTACGGTTGATGGGATGAATGTGAAAAATTATGGTTATATAGATTTTTCTCGAATTGTACCATATGTTACAAAACAATGGTACAACGCATACAAAAAAGATTGCACACCTGCTGCGGTACAATGGATCAGTACAAATTGTACAATAATTAATAAAGTTAGTGCCATTCCAAAAACACATGTAGCAGGTATGGTACCGATTTTGTTCGGTAGCTATCATGACATTGCGCAAAAAGCAAATAAGTTGAAAGGTCCGTATCGTGAGCTTAATAAACGAATTGGTGTGTTCGCAATAGGTGAAGCTCATCAAATGTTAAGCAAAGCCGATAATACATATTGGAAAAATCTTAATAAGATGTTTGGAAAGAAATGTTATCCACTATTTATAACCGGTACGCCGATGGACTTTGTGTATAGTAACATTGCCGCAAAACATTTTCGAGTCGAAGACCGTGAATTATTCACACGTAACGATATGTATGCTAACAAACGATTATATCCGGACTCGAGTGATTATAAAGATTTTCCTGATTTTTCCTATTTTGGTATTTACGTAGCGGATATCGTTAAACAATTGAAAACTGATCCTAATTGGAAAGATGATGCCAATGGGTTTACGTGGAAAAAATTAATGACATATGATTGTAAGGCAGAAAAATTTTTATACGAACCGACTGTACTTTGGCTCTTTACTCGTATGTTTGGAGTTTCGGCATTTTCAGAAAATGGTGATGCATTAAGTATATATAACGCACCGGGATTATGCGACGCCGCAAAACAACACGCAATCGT